TACAACGGCAAGGAATACACCACGTCACAGGCCTTGCAGCGTCAGAGACAACTTGAAACGAATATGCGGGCGCAGAGGCAAGAGATCGGCTTATTGAAGCAGGGCGGTGCTGACGAGATTGATATCCAGAACGCAATGAGCAGATATCAAGGAACATCTGCTGAATACACGGGATTATCTGCAGCCATGGGACTTCCTCAACAGAGGGAACGGGTTACGATTGATAGCCTTGGAGGGATCGGAAAGAAGGCTGTCAAGGAGGGGAATAGTATCGAGATCGACGAATTAACGCCTTGTCTCCGACGTGTGAGTGACGGCAAGATCGTGAAAACGACGGTGAAGCCAATCAGCCTCACGCGGTCAGACACGAAAGGGTGGGAATTCGATTGGACAAAGCCAGAAAAAGACGGATATGATGTTTTTGCGTTGTATGCCGAAGGGGATAGTCGAATTCAGGGGCTTGTGTCAACGCAGATGCAAAAAGGAGCTGTAAAGGTTGGAATAGTTGAATCTGCACCGTTTAATAGTCGTCATAATATTGCATATTCGGGGGCAAAAGAGTATACTGGAGTAGGTGGTCATTTGTTTGCAGAAGCAGTAAAACAGAGCTACGCAGCAGGATATCAGGGAGTTGTGTTCTTTCAGGCAAAAACAAATCTGATTGACTACTATGCGCATGAACTCGGAGCCGAGTTGAGTAATCCGCGGGATAGACTTATGATGATAAGCGAGGAGGCGGCAAGCAAACTGTATGGGAAGTATTATTGAAAAAAACAAGTACGGGCAGTTAGAAGATTTCGGAGTGATGACCGATTATCCGACGAAGCCTTTGCCCCTCTACAACTACAAGGCGATGATGGATTATTGTCGAGAGCACAAGATCCGACCCGCTGAATTATCGGATGCCGTTCGAGATAGTTTTCAGATAGGTTTTTGCTAATTACAGTCCATATAATCACAAGGATAAAGCACTCAGCAATGGGTGCTTTTTTCGTGCCCGAAAACAGGCTAAACCTGCAATCGAGCAACATCAGCACGCCGAGCTTTATCGGCAAATTCACAGCGGACAGTAAAACGCTCAAAACAACTAAGTGAAATTCAGGAGGAATAAAAGATGAAAACGGAACAACTCAAGGAACTCGGACTCACAGAGGATCAGATCAAGGCGGTATTTGCTGAAAATGGCAAGGACATCGCGGCTGAAAAGGCTAAGTATGACACGCTCAAGACCGATTATGAGGCGGTTAAGACGCAGTTGATTACAGCTAACACGACTATCGATGGATTCAAGGACTACGACGAAATCAAGGGCAAAGTGACACAGTATCAGATTGACCTTGCTGCAGCTGAGTCTAAATCAGCGAAGATCCTTGCGGACATCGAATTTCAGAAGAAGATTGAGGCCGTTGCTCTAAGGCACAAGCCACATGACATCAAAGACGTAGTGAGTCTGCTTGATATTGAGGCTCTCAAGGCTTCAAAGAATCTGGACGCAGACATTGAGGCCGCTTTTGTCGAAAAGAAAACCTCCAAGCCCTACCTATTCCCGAGTGAAGAACCTTTCCATAACCCTGTACTTCCTACCGGGAACCCAGCACCGAAGAACAAGAAGATGACCATTGCTGAGGCGATGGCCTACAAGAATTTGCATCCCGAGGTGGATGTAAAGACACTCATTTAAGAAAGTTGAGGTATGCATATGCCCGGAATTTTTGACGGAAAAGTATTTAATGCGGAAGTCTTCGCGGCTAAGGTCGAAGCTACTCCAAATCTCAGACTCACGGAACTGCTCAAGTCAAAGGCTGTCAAGCAGCGCAATGATTTGAAGCCCATCTTCCCCGATCAGCTCGGCGGCAACTTTGCAACCGTTCCGATCGTCGGTCGTATCTCTGGAGATGCCCTGAACTATGACGGATCCACGGACATCACGGCAACAAGCCTTGTCACGTATGCGCAGGGTCGCGTTGTAATAGGTCGTGCAAAAGGCTGGATCGAGAAAGATTTCGCTTCTGACCTCACGGGTCAGGACTTCATGGCCGAGATCGCCGCACAGGTTGGCGAATACTGGGACGGGATTGACCAAGATACATTGATTTCCACGCTCAAGGGAATTTTCGGCATGACCGGAACAAAAAACCTTGTGTTTGTAAATCAGCACACCTATGACGTGTCTGCAAATATGGACGCAACCGGACTGTTTGGAGGTACTACCCTGAACAATGCCGCACAGAAAGCGCTCGGCGACAACAAAGCCAAGTTCTCGCTTATCTGTCTGCACTCCGTACCGGCAACGAATCTCGAAAACTTGAAGCTTTTGGAGTACATGAAGTACACAGATGCGCAGGGAATTGAGCGCTCTCTTGCCCTTGCCACTCTGAACGGTCGCCTTGTGCTCGTCGACGACTCCATGCCCTACACAGACGTTGTGGCAACATACGTCAAGTCCGTATCTGGAGCAACAGGCGCTCTCGAAGTCATAGCAGATGCGGGTACGATCACAGGCGCACAGATCAAGCTTGCTTCTGTTACTCCAAGAGCAACCGGGTACACGGCTAGCGTTGGTGATTTCGTCGTCCTCGACGCGGCTCACACGAATTACACATCGTTCCTTATGGGCGACGGCGCAATTGAGTTCACGGACTGCGGCGCTAAGGTACCGTACGAAACAGACCGCGACCCGAAGACCAACGGCGGTCAGGACACTCTATACAACCGACAGAGAAAGATCTTCGCGCCTGCCGGTATCAGCTGGAAGGGAACAACCATCCTTTCTCCCACCAACGCACAGCTTGAAACGGCCGCAAATTGGACGCTCGCCGCAGATGATGCTTCAGCAACGAACGTATTCCCTCACAAGGCGATTCCGATCGCCCGTGTAATCACCAGGGGATAAGGAAGGAAGGTAATCACTTATGGCAGCAATCGTCGATTTCACCTATTACACAGGCACATACAGGGCAGGTTCTACGGCTGTCATAGGTGCAACCGAATTTCCCTTCTTCTCGAAGAAAGCAGAAAAGGAGCTCGGCCGGCAGACGTTCGGCCGGCTCTCTACTGCCGCGGTGACAGATAATATCAAGGACTGCATTTGCGAGATAGCGGAATACATGTTCCAGTGCGAGCAAGCGTATAGCTCCGCCCACGGAGGCGTGCTGACATCGTATTCAAACGACGGAGATTCCGGCAGCATCGATAAATCGATGTTTGCCGAGGAAAATCGTCCGAAGAAAATCCGGTCGATCGTTAAGTCGCATCTGGCCGGATCCGATCTCCTACACGGAGGTGTGGATCTATGGCGGGGTTAAATCCTAACTACGATCAGACGATCACGCTGTTTAGCTGTCTCAAAGGCGCGGACAATCCGGACGGGAATGTGGATGTCTGGTACAAGACGGTACTGCCTGAGTGCTTTTTTAAGTGCCAGCAGAACGCGATCCAGTCCGGGACATCTTCGCAGATGGCCGGGACATACACCGTGCGTGTTCCTGCATCGACAAGGTACAAGCCCTACGCCGAGTGGGTTAAACTCCATGCGGCATCCAGGGGCCAGTATTTTACGGGCAACTTGGGAGACATAATCATCCTGGGGAATTCAGCCGAGGCTATCAGTAATGCCTCGCCGAACACGGCCGCACAAGTGCTGAGCCGGAACAAGCCGAACGCTTTCAAGGTGACGGCCTTTTCCGACAACTCGGGCGCGATCCAGTTGCATTACCGATTCGGAGGCTGATATGGGGCAGAAGATCAGTTTTGATTTTAACAAGTCGCAGAAAGAAATCATTGAAGAAACTACAGGCGGTGACAAAGTTCAATTATTCATGGCAAATGAAGCCCGAAAGCTCATGCAGCCTTATGTGCCCGAGCTCAATCACATCATGATCAAGGATGTCCGAACATATGTCGAGAATGGTGGCGGAGTGGTTCACTACTTGTCTCCATACTCGCGGTATCAGTTCGGGGGCATTCTTTTTGTGTCATCAATCACGGGATCTTCTTATTCGCGCGGAGAGTACAAGGTTCCGACAGAAAAAAAGCTTCGATACTCGAAAGCAACCGCTACATCGCATTGGGATCAAGCCATGAAAACCGCCAGGATGCCCGATCTGACTAAGGCGGTGCAGAAGTTTATTACTTTGAAAGGAGGCTGAGAAATGAGCAAGCACGACATCATGAAGGCCTATCTCGAGCCACGTGTCACGGAGATATTCGGCAACGCTCTGGGGGTTAACTATTCGGTTGACACGCCTGATACGGTCGGATTTGTTACGACCTATTCCGACAAGTGGGTTAAGAGGTATCTGCGAAATTCCGGAGTTAAGGCTTACGGATTTGCGATACTGTTGTCTTTAGCCTACTCGCAGGGAACAGATGATCTTAACCTTATCTCGCTCAACCTAGCGCAGGCCTTCGGAGACTGGATTGATGCCCAAAACAGGGCGAAGGTCTTTCCGGACTTCGGTGCGAAATGCAAGACACAGAAGATCGCATCACTTCAGAACATGCCGAATTTGGCAGAGATCAATGAAGCCGGCACCGTAGCGAAATACATGCTGCAGTGCGAAGTTATTTATTACGAGGAGGACTAAAAAATGATTTTATCAACACTCTTATCAGGGATCACGTTTGACCCAGGCTATGTGGGATCAGCAGTTAATGACGAATTTGTACTCGCTATCAATTTGACACCGGCTTCGTCTGCCGAAATCGGCGCGTATGGCGTTGTTGGCCTTTATGTCGAGGGCGTAGACGCGCAGTTAAACCCAAAGACGTCGGACAAGACGTACATTCGCATGGGACTCGCTACGACTAAGACGGGTAACCAGAGATCTTTCAAACTCTCGGGAGATCGATATTTTGGTGATGTCGTACAAGACTACATCTTCGGGCATGCTATCAAATATGGCACAGGAAAGGCAGTCGAGACGGACTATGTCTATTTCAACATGGTCACTGGCAAAGGGGAGCAGGGACGAGTCGCGATCATCGTCAATTCCGACGGAGGCGGCAACGGTGGCGACACAGCTAAGATTGATGTGGAATTCCGCGCCTGTTCCGGCAATCCGACAGCATTCACGTATACTCCGTCATCGATCAGCGCGGTAGCGCTGTCAACTGTCTCTCCCGCCGCGAATGCTACAGGTGTCAGTCGATCGTCTGACATTATTTTAACGTTTAACAACGCTATCGCGAGCGGGGATGGTGTTATCCTGATCAATGCCGCTCTTGGCACGATCATCTCCGAGCTAACAAAGACTTGGGATGCAACTCGCAAGATACTCACGCTCACCTGTGCGACGCAGATGGCGGCATCGACAAAGCACTCGGTCATAGTATCCGGAGTGCAAGATGTCTATGGACAGGCTCTCGCTACAGCAATTAGCAGCTTTACTACAGGTGCTTAACTATATTTGCTGGGTGCCTTAATACGCACCCAGCAAATTTTTATTCGAAAGAATGAAAGGCGATCGTATGAATATTAATAACGTAGAATTTCCGTTTGACCCAACAGACTATGTAAACATCAAGAAAGTCACAGACGGGCAGAAGATCATGAACCTAGGCATCCAAGAAATCTTAAGAACGACGTATACAGAGGGGTGGGAAATACAGCGCGATATTGTGCTGGCCGTGAAAGACTTTTTCGTATTCGTAACTGGCGTTGACGTCGTAAGAGATATCACCTCGTATGCCGCGGTTCTCGAGTTCGTGGATGAGCTGACTGCCCAATGTCTCCGTGCGCGGAAACAACTCAATGACAAATACAGCAAAGGCAGGATCAAATAAGTGGGCATACTGCTGGGCGAGTTGCCCGAATCGGTAGAAATAGACGGAATTGTCTATGCTGTGAATTACGGATATAGAACATTCATACAGATAGAAGCATGTATATTCGACGGCGAAATTAGCGACACAGACCGAATTCTGTATAGCCTGTCCCTTTTCTATGCTGACAATATACCGCAGAACATAGCAGATGCGTTTATCGCGCTATTGGATTTTTACCGGGGCGGCGAAAAAAAAGAAACTATCAAATCCGGATCTCGCAGTACTACACGATGCTATGATTTTGAGGTTGATGGCGGGCGAATATATGCGGCTTTCTTGGCACAGTATAAAATTGATTTAGTGACTGTGTCGTCAAAAGATCTGCATTGGTGGCTTTTCAAGGCGCTATTTGATGCTCTTGATGATACACATCAAATCTGCAAGATCATGATGTATCGCAGTATCGATTTGGCAGCGGTGTCAAAAAATCAGAAGAAATTTTACGCGGAACAAAAAAAGAGATACGCGCTGAAAACTATCTGTACCGCGGACGCGCGAGCATCGCTATCGGCACGGGATGCCGATCTCATCGCACGAGTACAGGCCGCGCACAGAAGTAGATCAAAAGGAGGCTGAGGACATGAATGACGGAACGATTAAGATCGGAACGGAGATTGATCAGTCAGGGGCGAAATCCGACATTAAGAAAACCGTCCAAATTGTTGATTCTGGAACTGCCTCGATAAAAAAATCATTCGCAGAAATGGCCGCTGAAAGCGGAAAATCCGTAGAAGAGCTCAAAAATCAGGCGAAAAAACTGGCTGAAGAATATCAACGGCAAGGACTAAGCATTCCGTCCGCATACAAAAAAGCATATGATGACATGGGCGTTTACTCCGACTCCGCCGCTCGAAAAATGGAAAAAGACGCAAAAGACGCATCTGCTGAAATTTCGCAGCAAAGCGACAAAGCTAAATCCTCTGTAACTGCAGATGCCGAAGAGATCGCTAAAAAATCAAAAAAAGAAGCGGACGAATCCGCAGATTCTTGGGACAAGTCGTTTACAGATCTAAAGTCTAAAGCTGCGGCGATGTCAGCCGCTGCCATAGCTGACATCGCAGCCGTAGCAGCAGCGATCGGTGGATTGGCCGTACAGGGCATCAAGTATAACATACAGATGGAGAACTATGTCGCTAATTTCACTACGATGCTGGGGAGCGAAGAGGCCGCGGTTAGCAAGGTAAACGAACTCAAGAAACTAGGAGCTTCAACGCCATTTGAAATGTCGGATCTCGCTTCCGCAACTACGACCCTCCTTGCCTTTGGAATACAAGCCGAAGATTCGACCAGCAT